CCAATACAATGAATAATCTTCTGACGTTAATTCTATCAAAAGCAGATGGTCTTTTTAGTAGAGTCTTATCTCCAAACATGATAGTACCTTGACCTGGTAGTGATACCAGAGGATTACATCTTGCTTTATATAGAGCATCTCTATTAGCTTTAGAAGGATTCCATGCCAACTTAGTGATACCAAGTAGTTGACCACGATTAACACCAGCTGGTGAGAACCATGCATCTGCTACAGTATCAGTATTAGCACATAAACCTGCAGTGTGACCTGCCGCACCAATCCAACGATATACATCATTGTACTTATCATATACATATACTGCAGACGAATCTACAGAAGCATATGAAGTTGAAGTAAGTCCGTTAACCCATTCTAATACTTTAGTTTCGGCTAATGCATCTCGGGAATCTTCAATGGGTGGTGAAACAAACGCCATACAATCCTTTCTACCATTTACAATAGTAATAAGATTTGCGGCAATAGTATCCGAAGCATTCGCGTCTGGGTAAGCAAACAATAAATTTACATCAACAGTAGTTGGGTCTGCAAACAGGTCTAAAGCTGTTCCGATCTCTCCAGCAGTTGGTGTGTTATCGTCAGTACCACCAGTTAATGAATTATCTACAGCAGCATTAACAACAGTGTATGTTGTAGTAGCAGAGATTGCATCTCCTGCATCAGTTAATCCAGTTGGTGCTGCTAGCTGTCTAATATATTTAGAGCCATTATTAATGACATCCTTATAATAGTTAGAAGTACCATCTGCACCTTTAGCATCAGAACCTTGAGAAAGATATTCAAAAGTTTCTAATACAGTTCCTGCTTTACCAGTCCATGCACCATCTTCATCAATAACGGCGATATGAAGTTCATCTGCCGCTGATGCTTTACCAAGTTCTACTGCGTACTCAGAAGTACCGGGTACCCCTGGGAACGAACTTGCGTAAGTCCATGCTGCCCAAGCAGTTGCATCTGCCGGACATACTGATATTTTAAGACTGTTACCTAAGACTCCTGGGTATTTAGCTACCCAAGCACCTTCGCTAATGCCTGTTAAGTTCTCATAATCTGTGTCATTTCCTACAAAGAGTCCGCCACCAGCTGCAGTAGCATTTACATGCCCAGTTGTTGCTCGAACTACCTTGAGAGCTGCACCATACTTCAAAAATGATGCTGCCGTGAGGAAATATTTATACGTATTGGAGTCTGGTGTACCAAACTGTTCTGCTAATTCTTTCTCCGAAGTTACAGTTACAATCTCGCCTACCGGCCCCCAATTAAATGACCCTGCGGTTCCGCCGATTGAAGTTGATACTGCAGGTACTACACCTGTTGCATCTATTTCATTGACCTGAACTCCGGGTGATACTTGAAATGCCATCGCTTTATCCTCTCATTGAGTTAGTTAATATGTTGTTCATAATACGAATTTAAATCCGTATCATACGAATTTTCACTACTATTATTTATAAATAACCACATCCTATCGTAATAGCCGATCGAATGCGTCACCTTCAAACCATAGATTATCGTCACCCATCATTTTCTCTCCCTTAGGAGTCTCATCAATATCGGGTGTAAAACCAAATGGCAACATATCATCCTGTATCGCTTTTAATCTTTCTTTATATAACATATCTTTCATATTAATATCTGATATGCCTTCGAATATATCCGTAGTAACAAACCATGCAAACATAACTAGATTCATCATCAAGTCGTCGTGGTTTGAACCTATTGCTTGATAAGATGTACCTCTACTTACAAAGGTACTCATTTCTATTATAGTGTTAGCATCTTTAATAACTAACTTACCTTGTTCTATTAAGTCCTTTATAGTAGAACAACCAATTCTTTTTACTCTCTTGGTCATTGTAGCACCAAGAGCATTAGCTTTAATAGATGATTCTACAAACATATTCTCGTATTCTAAATCATAGTATAGACCGTTACAAACTACACTACCTTGGTCATTACTTTCAACAATCACATATGCTTCATTGTAATAGTTAGCATATTTATATATCATATCGGGTAGTAATAAAGGTGATATGTTATTATCTCTAAAACAGCACACT